GTAATTGGGTAACGACCGTAGGGCAAGTTGCAAGACCTCACCTGAGACCGGCATATACACAGAATGTTAAGGAAATCCAAACGGCTATGAACCGGGAGTTGGCAAGATGACATCAATTAGGACAATGGTGTATGCAAAAGCTGTCGCGATAACAACCCGGGTATTTTTTAACAAAGCACCGAGGGGAACGGAATTTCCTTACGTGGTATTCTCTTTTCCGGATGAGGGAAGAGCATATCATAATCAAGTTGAAAAAATGCTGCAAGTCAGGGTTTACGATCATGAAAAAGACAGCTATAATGTTGCATTAGAAATTGAAACCTTAACCGATGAATTAGAAGCAGTATTTGATTATAAGACAGCGAGCCATGACACGACAACGGCATGGTTTCGGAAGATTGGCAGGACTGAAATCCCGTTTCCAGAGGACGATCAAACTTGGGGAAGGGAATTATTATTTGAAATGAGAAATTACAAGTTGGAGGGATAAAACCATGGCAACAGCACTAATAGCAGGACAGGTTAATAAGATTTTATTGGATACGGGAGTGGTATATTTAAACGGAAATATGCTCTCTCCGTGTGAAGGCGACAACAGTTTTGTAGTCGATGTTGAATATCGGGACATTCCCTACAACGGCAGCGCAGGGAAAACAAAAGGATTAAAAAGAATCCTGAGAGAAAATGCAACTTTGACGGTACATCCAAAAGGGCTAACCCAGAATATTCTTCAAAAAGCAATTCCCGGGTATCAACTAAATGGAGAGATTACCGAAAGTTCAGGCGGTCGAAGAGTTATTGCTGATGCAAGATACTTGGATGAAGTAGTCCTAGTTGGCGATACGAAGGACGGCAATACGAAGGTCATAACGCTCTATAGGGCGCTTGCTGATAACGGGTTGAGTTTAACTCTGTCAGAGGACTCAGAAACGATCCTAGAGTTGGTTTTTTCGGCTCACTATGACCAAGACGACCTTACTGATCCTATTTATACCATCGAAGACGCTCACTATTACGGATCATAAAAAACCCCGGCACTAAGCCGGGATATTTCATAAGGAGCAATTACATGATCAAAACCAAACATCTGTTTAAGCTATCAGCAATGGTAGATAAAATGGGACTGGATGAAGAACTGAAACTGTTACTCGGTAAAGATAAGAAGAAAATGAGCAATCAAGACTTAGGGCAAACCATAATCATGGCGATTGTCAAAAAGATGCACCGGGCAGAGAAAGAAACGATTGAGCTTTTGGCTTCTGTTACCGGGAAAACCAAGAAAGAGATTGAAGATCTACCTATCAAGGATCTGATTGAACTTTTTAATTCCATCTTATCAGAAGATGGGGTGCTTGATTTTTTATCCAAACAGCCGGAGGGCTGAAACCAGAAGAGGTCTGGTCATTAATTTCTCGTTATGGGGCGGAGAGTTTTGAACTCCCGTTAGTATATGGGCTTCGGTTGGCGCGGCAAGCGGCCGAAGAGCGGCTTGAGGGGCGTGTCTGGCTGTATTACTGCAGCACAGTCGCCTATCAGGACAAGAAACACGCTACCAGTTACGAGGATATGATGAAAAAGTTACGCTTGCCAAAACAGTCAACAGAAGCAACCATATCAAAAGAACAACTCAACAAATATGATAATGTATACAAACTCTCTATGAAAAAAAAGGCAAAGTTAAAAAAAGCCAGGAGTGAGAAAAAATGAACGTTTTTGAACTCTTTGGATCAATAGCAATAAAAGGCGGGGACGACGCGAACCGCCAAATTGACCATTTAGATAAGAATGGTAAAAAAGCCTCAAAATCTGTTGGCAATCTCGAAAAGGTAACGGTAGCAGCCGGGAAAGCGATGAAAATTGCTTTCATAGGTGCTGCTGCAGCCATCGGGTTAGTTGCGGTAGGGCTCACAAAGGCCGTTAGTGAGGCTGCAGACCTGGAGCAGATAACAACCGCTTATGAGGTCCTGATCGGCGACGTAGAAAAAGCCGGTAAAGTTATAGCCGACATCAAAAAAGCATCGGCGAAAACCCCGTTCCAATTTAAAGATCTCGCAAAACAAGGCCAAACATTAATGGCCTTTGGTATTGAAGCAGATATTGTTGTGGATAAAATGATGATGCTCGGCGATGTTTCAATGGGTAATTCCGTCAAAATGGAATCCATTGTAAGGGCATACGGAAAGATCCAGGCAAAAGGAAAGGCCAGTCTTGAAGAATTAAATATGTTGACCGAGAACGGCGTTCCTATCCTTGGAGCTCTCTCCGAACAATACGGCGTTACTACTGAGGAAATGTTTAAGATGATTACCGCCGGAACGGTTGGTTTTGCAGATGTCAACCAGGCTCTCCAGAACATGACATCCGAAGGTGGGAAATTCTATGGGATGTTGGATAAACAGAGTAAAACGTTCTCAGGCAGGATAAGCACACTAAAAGACAATCTCACCTTATTATTTGCCGAAGTCGGATCAAAATTGCTTCCGGTACTTGGTCCAATAGTCGACACCATGATTACAAAAATCCAAACCGCTTTGGAGCAGCTCACCAGCGGGACAGGACCTCTCGCGAAATTCACAGAGGTTTTGGTTAAAATAATTGCTTGGGCTGTTAATAACATTCCAAAAATCGGTCGCACCTTTCAGTTTGTGGGAGAGGTGGCCGCTATCGTTGCAGACGGGATAAAGATCGTTTGGGATAAACTTGCTGCAACTGTCCAGGGCATAATTGAGAGCCTTGGCATAGATAAAGTAATCGGCGCCGTTATTGATGTTGCCATCGAATTTGTTGGGGACACTTATAAAGCGCTGAAAAAGGGATTAGATACCGGGGATTGGTCAGACTTGTTTGGGAAAGCAGTAGATCTATCAAAGGTACTGATTACTATTTATGCAGGCGTCGCGCTTGCCAAGAATTTTACTGCAGGACTAAGCACTTTATTTACTGGCATTGTAACCGCCTTTGCGGGAACTTCTCTTTTTGCCACAACCAAAGGTATCGGGATCGGCGGAGTGGTTGCAGCAGTATCGCTCGCGGTCGCTATTTATGACACCGTACAGGATCCGGAGAAAGGATGGGGAGCACTTGCAGCAAACGTCGGAGCAGCTCTCGCGGGAGGCTTCGCGGTTGGAGTATTGACCGGGAACCCAGCAAACGGATTTATGGTTTTCTCTATTCTCCTTAGTTTTGATGTTGGGGAGAAACTTGGCGTTCTGGCAGCGGATGTAAAGGAAGCTGCAGGCAAAATAACCGAATCAATCAGCGCAGGTATAAACGGGACAGAACTGGACGACGACGTTTACGGGACTGCAGAGGGATGGGGAGTTGAGCTTGCTAAATCCATAAAAATCGGTATGGGAGAGTTGTTTGAAAAGGACGACGACGGAACCGCTAAAGGATGGGGAGCCAAAATAATCGAAGGGATCCAGAAAGGAACAATCTTCGATAATATCTGGACTGATTTGGCAACCAGTTTTGATACAAATTGGACAATCACCTCGGCCAATATTGTTTCAGCCTGGAACGATACGGTAGCCAAGGGAAAAGTTGTTTGGAACCAGATTGTTGATGATTTGGAAACCACCTGGAGCACCGCCTCGGCAAATGCTCTAATGTTTGGATCCAGAATAGTAGGATCAATAGTTTCCGGACTCAGGACAGGCGAAGAGAAAGCCATAAAAATCGGATCCGATATTTGGGATTGGATTAAGGAAGGGTTTGGATCCTTCGCTACTCTTGGAGAAGATATAATCCAGGGTTTGATTGATGGATTCAATAAGAAAAAACAGGATGTTATTGATTGGTTTACTGATATATGGGCAGGGATTAAAGGAGTATTTAGTTCAAACTCTCCATCAAAAGAGGCTGAAAAACTTGGCCAAGATATTGATCTCGGATTAATTAACGGATTTAACAAATCTAAAAAAGGAATTATTGATTGGTGGGATTATCTCTGGAATGAAGAAATTAAGTGGGGAATATTTGGATCCCATTCAATCCCCAAGGAAGCGACAGGATTGGGAGAAGATCTCGGAACCGGCGTCGCAATAGGTATGGAGAACCCGGATATTGTAACAAGGCTTACGGAGGCTGCAGCTAGTTGGTGGGACGCGATAAGCGCTCCCGGAACGATGAATCCTGACGAAATTCTTGGGAATATATTTGATATATTTGGCGGAGCCGAGGAAGAGCTTGAAGAGTTGGCCGCTGGAGCCGAAACATTTTGGGATAGAATAGTTGCTGCAGCAAGTGAATCCGGAGTATCGGTCGCCGATCTATCCAAAAAATGGCGGGCTTCTTTGGGCTCAATGCTCACAGATGTTTATAACTTTGTTGTGGAAACCGGCGTCGCTTTTGCCAGCGGAACGGCAGATTGGGAAACTATTCTTGGCAGCTTTGGAACCGTTATGGGGAGTGTTTTAAACTCCGTTTTTGATGCTATAATTGCGGGCATAGTCGCGTCGATCATAGCAGAAGATGCTTGGCTTGCAACAACCTTAACAACCATCGCCACAGCAGTTGTAGGATTTCTCTCCCTGGCATTTGCAGCATTAACCGCTTGGTTTGCATTCTTAGGACCATTCGCGCCGGTCGCGGCCGGGGTCGTTATTGCCGCTGCAATAGCTGCTATCGCAGCGCTTGGAATCCTGGCAGTAAATGCCATTTTCCCGGCTGCAGCCGACACCCCGGAACCCGATGATTTAACTCCAGATTCAGACCTGGACACAAACACGGCCACCGGCGGCAGGCAGATTTCAGAGATTACCGGACCAACCAGGGACTTATTAGTCGACCTCTTAACACCTTTGGCCAGGCTGGATTCCTTAACCTCCATCGGGAACCGAATATATGATTTGCTCGATGAGCGTTTGGTTCCTGGAGGAAACTCCGGAGTAACTATCGAAAGTTTGGTTATATACGGGGATAGTGTAGATCCAGTATTAACAGCCCGGCAGATTGAAGAGGCGCTCGGCGAAAATCTAAACTTTGCACAGGTGGGAAATTTATGATTGAATTAACAAATGCTTTAGATGCTACTTTAATCTTACCTCTTACAATGACTTGGGATGTTGTCCCATTGGCAAAAAATGTTCAGGTTGAAAAACTTACCAGAGGCGGAGGTATAGTCGCGGGATTTCAAGCGCTGCAGCCGCGAAACTTTACGGTTTATGGATCCCTTTATTATGCGGATGTCGACCTTAATCATGCGGCCTATGATGCAATCAAAAAGTTCCTGCAGCAAACGCCGATTGAGGTAAACCGGTATGATGATAGAAATATCATTGCCTATCCGACGAATTTCAAAATGAAAGGATTGGATCAAGATATTGAGCTGGAGGTCAGCATAGGTTTTATTGCTCCGGATCCTTTCTTTTATGGCGAAGAACTGATTCATGAGGAATTAGTAATAAGCGACGCGACACCTTTTGCGGTAGCGAATGATGGGACGGCCAACGCAAAACCCGTTATTCATATTGAGATAACCAGCGGATCCCTTACGGATTTAACCATTTCAGCTAACGGATTTTTGATAGAGATAGATGGAATATTCGAGGCCGACGATGAGATATTAATTGACTGTAAAAATTTTACCGTACAGGCCAAAGAGCAGTACGGCGAATATGTCAGTATTATTACCTTGGTCGGCGATGATTTTTTAGTATATGGATTTGAGTTGATTCCTGAATCGAATTCAGTTACAATTACCGCGACGGGTACCTATACCCTGGACGCAACGATAACCTACAGAAATGTGTGGTTATAGGAGGAAATGAAATGTCAACAACCAGATTAGTAAGAGAAACAAACCCACCAACGGGGCGTATAGCATCGCCAGTACCACAATATAAACACACTACCACGGGAGAATATGAAAATGCTTTGGGATCAGATGGAGCAATTCTTGTAGCCTCACTTACTACAAAAATCGTAGACCTGAAAAGCCTATTAGACAACTTTGGAGAGGTTCAGGCAAGCCCGACCGCCAACACGCTATTAGAGAGAATAAAGGTAATAAAAACCGAACTGGACGTTATCCAAACACAGCTCGGAGATACTACCGATGTGGTTGTTGCAGCCGGAGCCGTGGGGAGCCTATCGGCAAAACTCAGGAGATTAACAACTGATCTTGACGCAACCATTACACTGTTGACCACAATCTCAGGTTTAGACTTCGCCGAAGAGACTACGCAGGCAGCCAACGAGGTAC